CACTGTGCCGGGAATCGTTCAACGGCACAGTGGGCACAGTTGGGAAAATCGAGGGATATCAAAACTGTGCCGCTTTGCCGGCACAGTTGGGCACAGTGAGTGAAGCGGCACAGTCGCGGCACAGCGCCAAAGCCGTGCCGCGGCGGCGCACGGAGCGGCGGCAACAAACCGCTTGCGGGCGGATCAGGTGCTGTCCATTGGTCATGGGCGCCATGGAAAACCACAGCGCAGACCCCGCCTTCCTCCCGCCCGATCAGCCGGCCTGCCCGGCCGCAACGCCGCCGCCGCCAGGCGCGATCGACTACGCCTCCAGCCCAACTCTTTCGGTGATCCGCGACGTCGCCGGTGATGCGGCGGCGGCGCGGCTGGTCGCCGCGCGTGGCGGCACCTGCGTGCATCTCCCCGCGCGGCTGCAGCCGGAGGGGGAGCTGGTGCGCCTGGTGGGCGAGGAGGCGGCGCGGCGCATCCTCGGCCATTTCGGCGCCGGTGCCGCGCTGCGTATCCCGACCGGGCGCGGCCATGGCCATGGCCGCCGGCTGGACCATGCGGAGATCGTCAGGCTGCGGCGAGAGGAAGGCTGGACCGCGCAGCGCCTGGCGCGCGCCTTCGGCTGTTCCGACCGGCAGGTGTGGAAGATCCTGGCGGCCGCGGCGCCGGCCTGATGCCGGCCGGCAGCGGTGCCGCTATTCGGCCGGGCGGATATCGGTGAAGCGAAACAGGAATTCGGGCTCGCGCATGCCCTCACGCAGAGCGGGGCTCAGCTCGCGCACGCAATCCTCGGTGTCGGGGAAGAAGCGGCCGTCGAAGCGCACCTGCTGCCCACTGCGCATCGTCGCGACGGTGCGGAACAGCGGGCTGTCGAAGGGGATCAGGGTGCTGACCCCTTCCGTGTAGCCGTCGTCGGTGTCCCGGCTGCGCAGCGTCCCGTTTCGGGCGATGCGCACCGCGACCACGCCCTGGCCGCTGCGGGTGGTCGCCTGCTGCGCGATGGTGCCGGACCAGCCCTGCACCTCGACCCCGCCCTGCGACAGCAAGGCCGCGCACATGGCGCGGGCGACCCTGAACCCGTTCAGCCTGCGTCCCGGCCTGCGGCCACTGGAGAGGTCGCGGCCATGCACAGCATTCCTCTCCTCCGCCGCCGGGCGGTGGCCTGATGGCCAGCTACTGCACCCCCCAGGACCTGATCGACCGCTATGGCGAGGCCGAACTGCTGCAGCTCGCACCCGCCGCCGGCGGCACGCTCGACACCGCGAAGGTCGCGCTCGCGATCGCCGACGCCTCCGGCTTCGTCGATGCGCGGCTCCGCCTCCGCCACGACCTGCCGCTCGCTTCGGTGCCGGCGCTGCTGGTGCGGCTGACCGCGGCGATCGCGCGGCATGAGCTGCATCTCGGCGGCGGCCGCCAGGCGACCGAGCAGGCCGCGGGCGAGCGCGACGCCGCCATCGCCTTCCTGAAGGAGGAAGCCGCGGGCCAGGTCGATCTCGGCATCCCGCTCAGCGCGGGTGGCGGCGCATGATCATCGCGGCCGTCGAGGACCAGATCATCGCCCGGCTCGCCGCCGCCTTCGCCGGCCGCCTGCGCGAGGTCGCGCACCGGCCGGCCGGCACGGATGTCGCGGCGATGGTGAAGAGCCTGCTGCGCGCGCCCGGCATCTGCATCGCCTTCGAGGGATGGGCGGCGACGGAGCGCCCGGATGGCGCCGTCGACGGCACCTGGAAGATCTATCTGATCGCTGCCAATGCCAGCGGCGAGGCGGCGCGCCGGCGCGGCGACGACGCCACCATCGGCGCCTATGAGATGCTGGAGGTCGCGGCCCGCGTGCTGGAGCGCTGGCAGCCGGCCGCTGCCGCGGGTGCCGCCCGCGTCGCGCAGGCCGACATGCTCGATCCCGCGATCCCCGCCGCCTCCGCCGATCCCACGAGCTTCGGGACTACCGGGCGCAACGCCTATGCGCTGCTGCTGCGGGTGCCGCTGCTGCTGACCGGCCCCGATGCCGGCCCGCCGCCCTCGCTCGATCCCTTCGTCACCTTCCACGCGGATTGGGACGTGCCGGTGCACGGCAACGTCACGCCGCCGCTGCCGGCGGCGAGCCCCGACGCCGCCGACACCGTCACCCTGCCGCAGTGAGGAGTTCCGCGATGCGCGTTATGCGCGTGAAGCCTGCCCATCCGGCGTTGCTGGTCGCCCGCCCCGAAGCGGTGCCGCCGGCACCCGCCTTCCTGAGCGAGGCGGGCGATGAGGTGCCTGACACCGAGTACTGGCGCCGGCGCCTGCGCGACGGCGACGTCATCCCGGTCGCTGCGGCGGCCCCCACCCATGCCAAGGGGAGTAACCGCCGATGAGCGGCAATATCAGCTTCGACCAGATCCCGGCTTCGATCCGGGTGCCCGGCAGCTATATCGAGATCAACAACAGCCGCGCGCTGCGCGGCCTGACCACCTGGCCGGCGCGTGTCGTGCTGCTGGGCCAGCGCCTCCTCGCCGGCACCGTGGCGCCGCTGGAAGCGGTGCGGGTGATGGACGCCGACCGGGCGCGCCGCTTCTTCGGCCGCGGCTCCGAGCTCGCGCATGCCTTCGAGGCCTGGTTCCGCGCCAACCCGCCGACCGAGGTCTGGGGCCTCGGCGTCGATGACGCCGCGGGCGGCGCCGCCGCGACGCGCACCATCACGGTGACCGGCCCCGCGACCGCCGCGGGATCGATAGCGCTGCTGGTCGGCGGCCGCCGCGTCGAGGTGGCGGTGAGCGCCGGCCAGGCGGCGACCGCGATCGCCACCGCACTGCAGGCCGCACTCGCGGCATCGCCCGACCTCGCGGTCACCGCGACGGCCGAGGCCGCGGTCGTGACCCTGACCGCCCGCCACAAGGGCGAGATCGGCAATGCGATCGAGGTGTTCCACAGCTTCTACGGCGGCGAAGCGCTGCCGGCCGGCGTCGGCCTCACGATCGCGGCCGGTGTCCCCGGCACGATCAACCCGGACATCAACGCCGCCCTCGATGCCATCGCCGGGATGTGGTTCACGGATGTCGTCCACCCCTGGACCGACGCCACCAGCCTGGCGGCGCTGGAGGCGAAGCTGGCGCTGAATTCCGGGCCGCTGGTGATGCGCGACGGGCATGGCTGGGCCGGGCTTGCGGGTACGCATGCGGCGCTCACCACCGCGGGTGCGGCGCGGAACAGCCAGTTCGCCAGCATCATCGGCGTCCGCGGCGCGCCGAACCCGCCCTGGGAATGGGCCGCGACGCTCGCTGCCGTCTGCGTCCCGGCGCTGGCGATCGATCCGGCGCGGCCGGTGCAGACCCTCGCGCTGCCGGGCTTGATCGCGCCCACCATCGCCGACCGCTTCACCCATGCGGAGCGCGACCTGCTGCTGAGGAACGGCATCAGCACGGCGACGGTGAACGATGCCGGCCAGGTCTTCGTGGAGCGGGTGATCACCACCTACCAGACCTCGCCCTCCGGCGCCGTGGACATCAGCTTCCTCGATGTCGAGACCATGAAGACGCTGGCCTTCCTGCGCTACGACCTGCGTTCGCTGATCGCGCTGCGCTTTCCGCGCTACAAGCTCGCCGATGACGGCACCGACTTCGCGCGCGGCCAGGCGGTGGTGACGCCGGGCACCATCCGTGCCGAGATCATCGCGCGCTTCAAGCAGTGGGAGGCGAATGGGCTGGTCGAAGGCGTCGACCAGTTCAAGGCGGACCTCATCGTCCAGCGCAACACCAGCGACCCGAACCGTGTCGATGCGCTGCTGCCGCCGGACCTGGTCAACCAGTTCCGCGTCTTCGCCGCCCAGATCGAATTCCGGTTGTGATCATCGGCCCTCAGACGCGTCGTGCCGGAGGCACGCCTTCGGCGTGACGCGCCGGCATCCGCCGGCCTGGCTCGCCGCACTCGCGGCCTCGGACCGGTCAAGGGACCGGTCCGCTGAAATGCTGAAATAGAGAGGAGCACACCATGCCCCAGTTCCTGGGCCGCGCGACCATTCGCGTGAACGGCTCGGTCATCGAGACCGCCAAGGGCGCCACGCTCAATGTCGGTGGCGTCAAGCGCACCCCGGTCATATCCGGCCGTCTCGTCGGCTATGCCGAGGAAACGGTGGCGGCGACGGTCGAGTGCGAGACCTCGCTCCGCAACGGCATGTCGATCGACGCGCTGCGCGGGCTGGCTGGCGCCACCATCACCTTCGAGTGCGACACCGGCCAGCGCTACGTGATCGGCGATGCCTTCATCACCGAGCCGCCGACCATGAAGGACGGCGATGGCGGCAACGTCGCGCTGAAATTCGCCGGCCCGGCGGCGGAGGAGGTGCTGTGACGGAGCCGGTGACGCTCATCCTGCGCCAGCCGATCGAGCGGCGCTCGGCGCGCAGCGGCGCGGTGGTCGACAGCATCGCGGAGCTGCGCTTCCGCCCGCTGCTGCTCGGCGACCTGACCCATGCGATCGACGCGGCGGGGCCGGGCAACCAGGGCGCGCTGCTGCTGCAGCTCGCCGCGCGCAGCGCCGGCGTCTCGGCCGAGGACCTTGCCGGCCTCGGCATCGAGGACGGCATGGCGGTGATGGAGGCCGTGCAGGGTTTTATGCCGGCTGGCCTCCGGACTGGCACGAATGGTGCGCCCTCGTCGCCGGCGTCTTCGGCCTCGCCGCCGACTGGCGCCAATGGAGCTCAGCCGACCTGATTTTCTGGGCGGGCCGCGCCGTCGCGTGGCAGCGCCGTCAGCAAGGGTAATCCGGAAGAGGGGATGACGTGGCGGAGCTTGTGATTCCCGATGCCTCCTTCGTCGAGCGGCTCAATGGACCGGTCGACCGGCTGCAGGCACGCTTCGAGACCATCGGCCGGACGAATGCCTTCATCCGCGTGACGGAGGCCTTCGATCGGGTCGGGGCCGCGGCTGCGCGCGCGACGGAAGCAACCACGCGCCTTTTCGAGGTCGCATCCGCTTTCGGTCAGCTCGGCCAGCTCGCAGCCGACGCCGCCACCGGCATCGCTGGTGCGTTCAACCGGCAATTCGTCGCGCCGGCGGCGGAGATGGAGCGCTTCCGGCTGAGCCTCACGGCCTTGCTGGGCTCTTCGGCGGCGGCGGAATCCTCGCTCGATTGGGTGCGGGACTTCGCCGCGCGAACGCCCTTCGGCGTGGCCGAGGTCACCCGCGCCTTCATCGCGCTGCGCAGCCTCGGTGTCGATCCGACAGCGGGCACGCTGGCCGGCGTCGGCGAGGCGGCGGCCGCCATGGGTACCCGCTATGCCGATGCGGCGGCGGCGATCGCGGCTGCGGCCGGTGGCGATTTCACGCTGCTCCGCCGCTTCGGCATCGCCGGCAGCAGCGAGGGCGGACAGGTGACGCTACGCTGGGAGCAGCAGGGCGAGCAGATGCAGCGCCTCGCCCGCGCCGATGATCCCGTCGCCGTCGCCACCGCGGCCGGGGATGCGATGCGCCTGCACTTCGCGGGCGCCACCGCACGCCTCGCCCCCACCTGGTCGGGCATGCTGGCGGAGCTCGGAGAGATCTGGGCGCGCTGGACGGAGACCGTTATGTCCTCCGGCGTCATGCAATGGCTGGAAGGGCGCCTGTCGTCACTGCTCGGCTGGCTCGACCGCATGCGGCAGAGCGGCGATCTGCAGAATTGGGCCGCCCAGACGGCGGCGGCGATCATCCGCATCCTCGAAGCGATCGAGCGCCTGCTGCCGCGCGGCGAGGACGTGCCCGGAATCTTCGAGCGTATCGCCGGGATGGCCGAGACGGTCGAGAGCGTCGTGGCGCCGTTCATCTCGACCTTCGGCGGGGTGGAGACGGTCCTTGGCGTGCTCGCGGTGATGACCTTCGGCCCGGCGATCGCTTCCCTGGCGGTGCTGACCGGCACTGTCGTCGCCTTCGGCGCCGCGCTGCTGGCGACGCCGGTCGGCTGGGCCATTGGGGGCATCGCCGCGATCGCCGGCATCGCCGCCCTGGTCTGGCGCTACTGGGAACCGCTCGTCGGCCTCTTTCGGCGGGTGGGGGAGGGCATCAATCGGGTGGTCGAGCAGGTTCCGCAACTGCGGATGATGCATGATTCTGCCAGCGCTCTCTACGGCTACTTCTTCGGTGGCGAGCCGCGGCCGGACCCTGCGACGGTCTATGGACCCCCGGCGCCCGCGTCCAATCGCAACGGGTTGCGGCGGCAGCGGATCTATCCGCCCGAGGAGGAGGGCGACGACGGGCCGGACAGCGACGCCGGCTCGGCCACGCCCGCTCCCTCCGGTCGGCAGCGCCGCGGCAGCAACGCGCTGCCGCGCCTCCGGATCTACCCGCCGCTCGACATGCCGGAGCTGTCGCTGCCGGACGCCGCGGCGATCGGCGCCGCGGCGCCATTGCCTGCGGCTTCCTCCGTCCTCGCGGCCGGCGCGCTGACGCAGCGCCTCGATGCCGGCGGCGTGATCCGGATCAGCATCAGCGACGATCGCGTCACAGCAACCGGCCAACCCAACAACGCCAGCATGGGCTTCGAGTTTGGCCCCTGGAATGCAACGCCATGAGCGGTCTTCTCGGCGCCATCACCGGCGGCGGCGCGGTCGGCGGCGGCTTCGCGGAGCGCTTCCTCCGCCCCGCCTCGCTGCGCGGCCAGGGCTTTTGGATCAACACCTCGACGGATCAGCCGGGCCGCCGTTGGGCCACGCATGAATTCCCCGGCCGCGACCAGCCCTGGCACGAGGATCTCGGCAAGCGCAGCCACGACTTCGAGATCGCGGGGCTGTTGATCGGCGACGACGTCGTGCAGCAGGCTCGGGCCTTTCGCCACGCGGTCGCGGTGCCGGAGCCGGCGCGGCTCGTGCATCCCTGGTACGGCGAACTCGACGTCACCGTCCTCGAATGCAAGATCAGCTTCGCGCAGCAGAGCGGCCGCACCGCGACGCTGACCCTGAAGCTCGCCAAGGCCGGGCCGTTGCCGGCGCCGGATCTGTTCGCCGATCTGGCGCAGCGGGTGAGCCGCGCGATCGGCAGCGTCACCGCGACGGTGCTGGCGCAGGTGCAGCGGCTGCGCGGGCTGGTCGGCGGCGCCGACTATCTGATCGGCACCGCGGCCGGCATCGCGGCGAGCCTCGCCACCACCATGCGCATGGCGCTGGCCGGCGTCGGCCTCGGCAGCGTCGCGCCGGTGCGGCGCGCCATTGATGCGCTCGGCAATCTCGGCGCCGATGCGGCCGATCCGGTGAAAGCGGCGGTGGCGATCGCCGAGGCCGCGCGGCAGATCGCGGGCCTCGCCGGCGGCAGCGCGGCGCTGGAGGGCAGCGTCGTCTCCGGCAATCCCGCCGCCGCCTTCAGCGCGCTGCTCACCCTGGCCGCGGCCCCGCCGCCCCCGCCGCCCATTGATGACGGCACCGCCGGCATCGGGCGCGCGGTCGAGGCGGCGGCCGACCTCCGCACCCTGATCGCGGTGACGCTGCCGGCCGAGGCCGCGCGCGTCGCGCCGAACATCGCCTGGAGCAGCCGGGAGGAAGCGATCGCCGCCCGCGACCGGCTGGCCGACCTGCTCGGCGCCGCGATGGACCGCGCCGGCGCGGCGGGCTGGGACGAGACCTGGCGCGCGCTCTCGGCGCTCCGCGGCGCGGTGGTCGCCGAGATCGCGGAGCGTGCGGCGCCGCTGCCACGCCTCGCGCAGGTCACGCTGCCGGCACCGCTGCCGGCGAGCCTGCTCGCCTATCGGCTGGATGGCGACCGCCTGGCCGATGTCTTCGACCGCGGCGTGGCGCTGGCGCTGCGCAACCATGCCCGGCATCCGGGCTTCCTGCCCGCCGGTCGCGCGCTGGAGGTGCTGCTGTGAGCGGCTTCCGCACCGCGGCCGGCGGGCTCGAGCTCCTGATTGACGGCCAGATCCATCGCGGCTGGCGCAGCGGCGCGCTGAAATTCTCGATCGAGAGGGCGGCCGCCAGCTTCGAGCTGAGCCTGGCCGAGCGCTGGTCGCGCTCGGCCGACGATGCGCCGCGCCTGGTACGGCCGGGGGCGGCCTGCACGCTCCGCCTCGATGGCGAGGAGGTGCTGGCCGGCCATATCGACAGTGTCGAGATCAACTACGACCACGCCAGCCATACGCTCGCCGTAAAGGGTCGTGAGAAGACCGGCGACCTGAATGATTGCGCGGCGACCGTCGACGGCCCCTACGAGTATCGCGACGTGACCTTGCCGGAGGTGGCGCGCCGCCTCTGCCAGCCCTATGGCGTCACGGTGCGTGCCGAAGTGCCGGAAGGCGAGGCTTTCCCGCGCTACGCGATCCAGCCGACCGAGACCGCCTGGGCGGCGATCGAGAGGGGGTGCCGCCAGCGCGCCATGCTGGCCTTCGGTGATGGCCGCGGCACCCTGGTCTTCACGACGCCAGGCGCCGGCGGCGAGGCCGCGGGTGGGCTCAGGCTCGGCGGTACCGACGGTAATATCCAACGCGCCAAGGGCGGCTTCGACTGGATGCAGCGCCGCAGCCTGGTGGTGGTGCGCGGCCAGAGCGAGGTGACGCGCGGCGCCAGCCCGGCGCAGTCGCGGGAGCCGGCGCGCGGTGCCCAGGCTGGCCAGCGCAGCGCGCGTGCGACCGATGCGGAGGTCACCCGCCATCGCCCGCAGGTGTTGCTAGCGGAAGCCGCCACCGCCGGCGTCACGCCGCAGCAGCGAGCGGATTGGGAAGTGGCGACGCGGCGCGGCCGCAGCCGGCGCGTGACCTACACCGTGCCCGGCTGGCGCGGCGGCAGCGGCCGCCTCTGGCGCGTCAACACGCTGGCGACCGTGGAGGACAGCTACCTCGCGCTCCGCGAGGAGCTGCTGATCGTGGCCACGAGCCACTCAGTCACCGCCGAGGGATCGACGACGGAGCTCGAGATGATGCCGAAGGACGGTTTCGACCTGTTGCATGGGGTAAAGCCCCAGGGAGCGGCGTGATGATCGCGGATCAGATCATGCGCATGCTGGCGCCGCTCCATCAGCGGGTGATGCTGGCGATCGGCCGCGCGGTGATCGGCGCGGTGAACGATGCCGGTGGCTTCCAGCGCCTGCAGGTCACCCTGCTCGAGGGGGAGGTGCGCGACGATGTCGAGCGCGTGCAGCAATACGGCCTCTCCGCCGCGCCGCTGCCCGGCGCCGATGCCGTCGTGCTCTGCATCGGCGGCAGCCGCGACCACCCGGTCGCGATCGCGGTCGATGACCGCCGCTACCGCCCGGCCGGCCTGGCGGGCGGGGAGGTCGCGCTCTACAGCAACCTCGCGGGCGAGGCCGGCGGCCATCAGATCACGCTGAAGGCGGATCAGAGCATCGAAGTGACGGCGAGGAATGTCGTCATCCGCGCGGTGGAGAAGCTCCGCGTCGAGGCGCCGCTGCTCGAGGTCACGGGCGAGATCCGGGACAATTGCGACGGCGGTGGCCTGACGATGCGTGCGATGCGTGAGGCGTACAACGCGCATGTCCATCCCGGCGGCGCGGGATCGCCGCCCAGCCCGCAGCAGGTGGCGTGATGCTGGCTCTCGACTGGAACCCCGCGACGCTCTCGGGCGACCTGGCGCGGGAGGCGGGTGGCCGGCTGGCCGATGATCCGACGCTCCGCACCAGCGTCATCCTGAGCTTGTTCCTCGATCGCCGCGCGCGCAGCGACGATGCGGCGCCGGATGGCGACCGCCGCGGCTGGCTGGGCGATGCGCTCTCACCGGTGACCGGCGACCGCATCGGCTCCCGCCTCTGGCTGCTGCGGCGCGAGAAGCAACTGCCGGAGACGCTGCGCCGCGCTGAGGATTATGCGCGCGAAGCCCTCGTCTGGCTCATCGAGGACGGGCTCGCGAGCGGCATCACCGTCGCGGCCGAATGGGTGGCGATGGGGCTGCTCGGGCTGCGCGTCGAGATCGACACCCTCGCCGGTCGCCGGAGCGAGATTTTCGGGATGAGGATCTAATGCCCTTCAATCGCCCCACGCCGCAATCGATCCGTGACCGCCTGGCCGCGGAGGTCGAGCTCGCGCTGCCCGGTGCCGATGCGCGCACCCGCCGCTCCGTCGAGGAGGTGCTGGTCCGCATGGTCGCGATCGCGAGTCATGAGCTGCACGGACACCTTGCCTGGACCGCGCAGCAGATGCTGCCCGACACGGCGGAGCTCGAGGTGCTGGAACGCCATGCCGCGGTCTGGGGCGTCCTGCGCCGTGCGGCAGCCACGGCCGGCGGCCTGGTACGCTTCGCCGGCGTCGTTGGCGCCATCATCCCGCAGGGCACGGAGCTGCGGCGGGCCGACGACACCCGCTACACGCTGGACGCGGATGTCACGATCACCGGCGACGGCACTGGCACCGGCGCGGTTACGGCCCTGGTGGCAGGGGCCGCGGGCAATGCCGTCACGGCGACGCCGCTCGCTCTTCTCTCCCCGGTGCCGGGGATCTCCGGCGATGCCGCGGTCGCGGCGGGCGGCATCGGTACCGGCGCCGATGGGGAGACCGATGACGAGTTGCGCGTACGCCTGATTGCCCGCATCCAGTCGCCGCCGGCCGGCGGTGCCAGTTTCGACTATGTGGCCTGGGCGCAGAGCGTCGCCGGCGTCGGCCGGGTCTGGGTCTATCCCAACCATCTGGGGCCGGGCACGGTCAGTGTCGCCTTCCTGACGAGCGCCGGGGACGTGCCCGATGTCGGGCTGGTCGCCGAAGTGCAGGCGGCGATCGAGGCGCTGCGGCCGGTTACCGCCGCGGTCACCGTCTTCGCGCTGGCGGCGGCGCCGCAGGCGCTGACGATCGCGCTGCATCCGGACAGCCTGGCGATCCGCGCCGCGGTGCAGGCGGAAGTCGCGGCGTTCTTCCGGCGGGAAGCCGAGCCGGGCGGCACCATCTGGCGGTCGCGATTGTCGGAAGCGATCTCGGCGGCGGCCGGCGAGACCGCGCACAGGCTGATCGCGCCCGCTGGCGATGTAGCGCTGCCCGCCTTCACCGTCGCCGTGCCCGGCGCCATCGGGTGGGCCTGAGCATGCGGCGCAACGATTATCTCGCCCAGCTCCAGGCGCTGCTGCCCCCGGGCGACGTGCTGACCCGCGATGGCGGGTCGAACCTGGTGCGCCTGCTCGGGCCCATCGCGACCGAGCTGGCGCGGGTCGATGGCCGCGCCGCGGCGCTGCGGGAGGAGGCGGATCCGCGCAGCGCCGATGAGATGCTGGCGGATTGGGAGCGGGTGGCGGGGCTGCCCGATGAATGCGGTCCGGTGCCCGACCTGGTCGCCGCGCGGCGCGCCGCGCTGGTCGCGAAGCTGACCCGGAAGGGCAGCCCGACGCCCGCTTTCTTCGTGGCGCTCGCGGCATCCTACGGCGCGGCGGTGACGGTCACCGAGCACCGGCCGCACAGCTGCGAGCATGACTGCGAGCAGCCGGTGAATGGTGAAGCCTGGGCGCACGCGTGGAGCATCCACGGCCCCGACACCGTCATCGACGAGCAGACCTGCGAGGACCATTGCGAGCTGCCGCTGCGCACCTGGACCAGCGGTTCTTACGAGTGCCAGGTCCGGCGCTTGGCGCCGGCGCACACCGTTCCGATGTTCACCTATGGGAGCTGACGCATCATGCAGCGCGTAACCCGCCCCTCAGCTGTCGCGGCAATGCCGGCGCCGCCCGTGGCTTCCGGTCCACCAGGCTTCTTCACGAGCGGTGATCCACTCACCGGCACGCCTGCCACCGTGCCTGGTCAGGAGTGGTTTAACGGCATGCAGGAGGAGTTGGCGGGCCTGGTCGAGCATCTCGGCGTGTCACCATCGGCAGTTGACCTCTCGCAGGTGCGCAAGGCGGTGTCGCGCTGGTTCGGCGGCGCTATACGCACCGTCACCGCCGACACGGTGCTGACCGCCGACGATGCTGGTACTGTTCTCGCGTCGGCCGCAGGCGGCAATCGCGCGGTGACGCTGCCCGCCGCTGCCGGTGCGAATGGTCGCCCGCTTCGCTTCGCCTTCGCCCGGTCCGACGCCTCGGCCAACACGTTGACCGTACAGCGCGCCGGCACTGATACCGTCGAGGGGGCGACCTCGATCACGATTCCGGTCGGCGGGCGGGTGCAACTGATTTCCGACGGCGTCGCAGCATGGATCATGGTCGTTGCCACGGCCGGCCGGTTGCTGAATGTCCGCACATTCACCGCGACCGGCGTCTATGCACCGACGCTTGGCACCAATTCTGTCTATGTCGAGGTTGTCGGCGGAGGCGGTGGTGGTGGAGCAGCCGCACCCACCGGGGCGGGCCAGATTTCGGCGGGCTCGGGCGGCGGTGCCGGTGGCTTCGCATGTGGCCGCTTCGCATCCGGCTTTAGCGGCTTGACCGTGATTGTTGGGGCCGGAGGTGGGAACAGCGCGAACGGAGGAACCTCCTCATTTGGGTCTTTGCTCTCGGCGACCGGCGGAGCGGGTGGTGCCGTTGGGGCGGCTCAGGCGACCAACGTTATTGCGTATGTCGGCCAGGCGCCCGGTGGCGCAGGCACCGGCGGCGGTACTTCCAATGGCGGCTTCAATGGCGCCGGCGGCGCGGGAAAGCCCGCTTTCTACGGTTCCTATCCCACGTCCGGCGAGGGTGGTGCGGGTCCATTCGGAAGCGGCGCGCCGTTTGTCAGCGGGACATCGGCCGGCAACTCCGGCGTCAGCCCGGGCTCCGGCGGTTCGGGCGCCGCCATCACCGGGTCTTCGGGGTCGCCCGGATTGGGCGGCTTCGGTGCGGCCGGTCTCGTTCGGATTTGGGAGTACGCATAATGCGATATGCGAGCATTGCCGACGGCTACGTCAACGACTTCTGCCGTACGGCCGCCCTTCGCTACCGCCCGGTCCGGAGAACGGCTTCGAAGAGGACGGCTTCGATGCAGACCCGGCGCCGAGTGCGGTCGTTGAAGCAATGGCCGCCTAATTCCGGCGGACCGGTCGCTTAACCGGTCCGAGGCCGCGAATACGGCCCGCCATCAGTCCGGCGTCACGCCGTAGGTCGGCGATGCCGGGCAGGCCGCGCGGAGAGAGGCCGTGGCGGGAGGCGTGAACCCGCTTCGACGCGACAGCGCCCCCCTGCAGGGTGGCGCCGCGGCCACTGAGGGCATGGCCGCGCCGGGGATCCAGCGGATGATGGCCGCGATGACGGCCAGGATACGGCGCCACGGCAGCGTCCCGGCGAGAACGGCCCGCATCGCCTCACACGTCTTTCCGCACGATCTTGATCGGCGAGGTCAGCCCGGCGCCCTGGCGCGTGCGCCAGAGGCGCACGGGCTCGCCGTCGAGCGTGAGGTCGACGCCGCCCGGCGCCAGCGGCACCAGCACAGCTAGGCGTTGGTAGGTACGCGTGCCCCGGCTCCAGCCGAGCGCCTCGCAGAGCCGCGCCGTGCTGAGCTGACCGTCCGGGCCCAGCGCCCGCGCGATCTTGTCCAGATCCGTCTCTGACTGCGGATCCCACGCCGCCCGTGCGGTCGGTGTCGGCGGCTTGGTCACGACGCAGCTCGTCACCGGCTTGCCGCGCGGATTGGTGCCGAGCGTCACCGCGCGGAGCGCGAAGTCGAAGGCATCGCCCTTCCTCAGGTCGCGCTGCTTCACGACCGTCGCGGTCTTGGCATCGCCCTCCTCCGCGGCCACCACCTCGATCTCGGTGTCAACAGCGGCGCGCAGGCTACTGTGCCCGCGGGCGCCCTTGGCGCGATCCTTGCCGCTGTGGTGGATGAACATGAAGGCGGCACCGGTCGCCGCGCGCACCGCATCCATGTTCCCGACCAGCGCGCCCATATCCTCCGAAGCATTCTCATTGCCGCCGGCGAAGGCGCGGGCCAGCGTGTCGATCACCACGAACTTCACCGGCATCTCCAGCGTCGCCGCCGCTTCCCGGATCACCGCGATCAGCCGCGGCGTATCGGCATCCGGATCGAGCAGATTGAGATTGGAGGGGACCGCGGCGAAGGGGATGCAGGCATCCCCCAGCCCGTGATGCGCCCGCCAGGCGGAGACGCGGTTGTGGAAGCCGATGCCGCCTTCCAGCACGCAATAGACGACGCCGCCCTGCGCGACATGGCGCCCGTTCCAGGCGCGCCCGGCCGCGACATGCAGCGCGAGATCGGTCGCCCAGAAGGTCTTGCCGGTATTGCTTTCGCCATAGACGACGGCGGCGCTGCCCTCAATCAGCAGATCCTCGACGAAGTCGCGCGCATCGAGCTTTGGCTGGATCGCATCGAAATAGAGGATCGGCAGCGGCCGCGCCTCGGGCAGCGGCGGCGGGCCGATGCGCGAGAAGAGGATGGGACCGGAGCGGCGCGCCGCCTCGAAGGCAGCGCCGAAACCATCGTCATCGATGGCCATGGGGCAGCCCTGCGATGCGGGCGCAGCGCCAGGCGGCCTGGCCGAGCCGGCACTGCCACATGACGGCGCCGAGGGTGAGGATGTCCTGCCCCGCCTGTCCGCCGGAGGTGTCGCGCCATTCGCCGGACACCGTGTCGAACCAGACCGCGGTCGCCGGTGCGCTGTCGCCCGCCAACAGCAGCACCGCATGCGCGGCGAGGTTGCGGTTGAAACCCGCTGCCTCCGCCCGCCGGTGGCACGCGAAGAGCGCCGCCTGCGCGGCACCGTAGCGGCGTGCCACCTTCTCCCGCAGGTCGCGGTCGGGGCGCGCATAGCCGACATCGAAGCCAGCGACGCCGCCGCGCGGCATCGGGCCCGCATAGCGTTCGAACCCCATGCGCTCCAGCACCCGCGCGGCGATGCGCGGCTGCATGGCGTGCTCCGCGATCAGCGCCAGGTCGGGGCTGGGCAAAGCTGCTGCGATGTCCATGCCGTGTCAGACCTCGGCGACCGTCAGCCGCGTCTCCGCATGCTCGGCATAGCATTTGGAGGCGATCAGACGGACGATCTGGCGGTCATCCTTCCAGACGATGCCGTTCAGCGCGTCGGCGATCAGCTTGATGCAGTTGTCGAGGTCCGGCCGGCCGGCCGGCCAGAGCGCGCCGGCCAGCGCATGCGCGCGCTTCCGCCGCGGCCAGGAGGCGGGGATCGCGACCAGGATCGCGATCTCCACCACGACCGGCGCCTCGATGGGCGTGGAGCCTGCCTGGTCGACGGCGCAGGCGCGGATCCAGGCCTCGGCGCCGAGGGTCCGCGCATCGGTGTAGGCGCGCGGGATGCCACCGCGCGTGGAGAAGCGCGGCCGGCCCTTGCCGCTGATAGCGCCGGGGATGGTGACGGTGATCATCGGGCGGCACCTGCCGCGGCGTGCGCGGCCGGCATCAGCCTTCCTCCTCCGCGCGGGCGGGCGGCGGCGGATCGGGCCAGAGCTCGTCCGGGGCGATCTGCTCCGGCACCGCGACCGCGGGATCGGCCGGCTCGTGGGTCGCGGCCTCCGCCGATTGGCCGACGGGCTCGGCGCTGTCCTCCGGCAGGTAGGCGATGGCGCAATGCACTGGGCAATAGGGCTTCCCGGGCGCGACCGGTGCGCCGCAGAAGCGGAATTCCTCAGCCTTGGGCTCGCCATAAGGCCAGCGGCAATGGCGGTAGCGGACCGGCGCGACCGGGCCGCGATTGACCAGCACCGGCAGGGTGAGGGCGCCCGAGCGCAGCCGCTGATGCTCGGAGGAGCGGAGGCGCTGGTGCAGCGAATGATGCACCGGCCAGGTCCAGAAGCCTGTCGTCTTCTTCATGGCCGGGCCCTCCCGGCGGCCGGCGCGGCGCCGGGAGGGAGGGCGTGGCGCCGGCCGGGGCGGCGGGCCCCACGCCCTCCCTCCCGGC